GTGTACAACCTGGAGATACACTTAGCCAAATTGCAAAAGATAATGGTTTAACGCTAAAAGAAATTAGAGCGCTTAACCCTGTACTTATGAGCAATCCTAAGTATGACAATGGAAATATGATTTGGTCTAATACCAAAATTAACATTGCTCCACCTGCGCCAAAGGCTGCAACTTCTGCTCCAGCAACTAGCGCACCTGCTACTTCTGCACCCGCTACAAGCGCTCCAGCAACTTCTGCGCCTACAACTACAGAACCTACAACTACAACACCAACTACAACAACACCTACAACCACAGAGCCAACTACGACTACTCCTACTACTACATTTCCTACAGTAAGCCCTACTCAGGTAGATGGTGGAGGAGTTACTGGCACTATGCCAGGAGGCGCTACGGGATTCTCTGGTGGTTTTTCACAGGCTGATATTGATAAGGCGTTTAAATCTGGTCAAGATGCAGCAAGTAAAGTTGCAGCAGATAATGCCTATGCCGTTAAGGTTAAGGCTTCTGACAAGTTAATTGCTACCTTTAAAGCCAATGGCATTGATGACCCAGCATTTTCAGAGTTTATTAGTTCTCAGATTCTTGGAGATGTGTCTACCGAAGATACGCTTCTTAAGTTGTATGACCAACCATCATACAAAGCACGCTTTCCTGGTATGGCTGCATTGCGTGGTAAGAACCGCACAATTACAGAAGATGCTTATATTAAACTTGAAAATCAAATAGTTGAAACTTTAAGATTCTTTGACTTACCAGTTGGTTTTTACGATAACCGCACTATGCTTGGTTCAATCATTGGCAACGAAGTATCACCAAAAGAAGTGCAAGATAGAGCGCAGGCTGCACAAGATTTGGCTAAGACAACTAACCCTGAGATTCGCACAGCCCTTAAAGAGTTCTATAACATTGGTGAGGGCGACATTACTGCTCACTTCCTCAACGGTGATTTGGCTGGACCATTGCTTCTTAAGCAAGCACGAGCAGCAGAAATTGCTGGCGTTGCAAAGACAGCGGGCTTCAATGCATTTGGTGGTATAGAAGCAGCAACTCTTGCAGAACAAGATGTTTACAAGAACATGAACCTAACTGATTTGACTACTGCCATTGGTAAATCTGGCACACTTGCAGATACACAGCGCAGACTTGCTTATCTTGAACAAGGAACTTACTCAGACAGAGAAGCACTCAAGGCAACCATTGAATCTGACCAGCAAGCAATCCTTGCATCTCAGAGGAGAGCAAGCCGTGAAACTGCACGCTTTGGCGGTAGCAGTGGATTAGGTGCTGCATCACTTAAGACTGGCAGCGAAAGCAGAATATAAGAATCCCCACTCTGATAGACCAGCCCAGGGGGGCGTAAAAGTCTGGTAGCAATAGCCAACATGGTTTCCCCGAATCATGTTTGTGGATTGCGAATACAACTAACAAAAGGGAGATAGGTAGATGGCTACCAATTATGATGAAGATGACTTCTTTGATGAGGACAATGAGCCTCAGGATGTCGTTAAGCAACTGCGTAAAGTAAATCGCACGCTTGAAAAGCGTTTGAAAGAAATTGAAGCAGAAGCAACAACTCTAAAGAATCAAACTCGTCAGCGCACCGTAAAGGATGTACTGACAGCAAAGGGTATTAACCCAAAGGTCGCAGCGTTTATCCCACAGGACATTGATGTCACTGAGGAAGCCGTGGCAACATGGCTCAATGAATATGGCGATGTCTTTGGTGTTCAGCAAGAGTCAAATAAAGGCGAGAGCCAGGCTCAGAACCCTGCACTACAAGCACAGAAGCGCATCAATGATGTCGTATCAACAGGTACTCCTCCAGGAGTAGATGAAGATTCAATGTCAAAGATATTAGGCGCTAAAAGTGCTGCAGAACTCAGTGCATTACTCGGTGTTTCAGTTCAATAACTAAAACTACCAATCACCAGGAGGTGAACTAATGGCATATACAGATACCACCGCTCTTGCGGGGTTAATCAAAACTGCTTATGACCGCTATGTAGAGTTCGCGCTTCGTTCACAACCACTGATTCGTTCAGTGGCTGACAAGCGCCCTGCTCAGCAAGCGATGCCAGGTTCAAGCGTTGTATTCTCAATTTACAATGACTTGGCAGCAGTTACTTCTGCTCTATCGTCAGAAACAACTGACCCAGATGCAGTAGCACTATCAGATGTAACAACAGTTTCAGTGACACTTGCCGAATACGGTAACGCTTCACTTGTAACTCGTAAGTTGCAACTATTCTCACTATCAGATGTTGACCCTGCAGTTGCAGACATCATCGCTTACAACATGGCAGACTCACTAGATAAGTTGGCTATGGAAACATTGCGTGGCGGAACAAATGTTATTTACTCAGCATCTTCAACCGCTCGTACTTCAACTGCTACAGTTACAGCAACTGACACAATCACTGCTGCTAACATCCGTAGAGCAGTTGCAAAACTTCGTGCTAACAAGGCTGTTCCTCGTGAGGGAAGCCTTTACTGGACAGGTATCCACCCAGAAATCTCACACGACCTTCGTGCTGAAACTGGTGCTGGTGGCTGGATGGACATGCACAAGTATGCAGAAACAGGTCAGGGACAGTTCTGGGCTGGAAACATTGGAACCTACGAAGGTGCAATGTTTATTGAAACACCTCGTATGTACCGTGGTGTAGATGGCGCTGACCAGTCAGCACTTGCTACAACTGCAGTAACAGTCGCAGGTACTTCATCAGGCTACACCTTTGGTGTTGCTTCTTCATCTGTTATCGCTACTTCTGCAGAAGCAGGAGATAAGATTTCAGGTACAGGTATTGCATCTGGTGCAAAGATTACATCTTTGGTTACATCAGGTTCAACAACCACAATCACTGTAGATACAGCAAACACTGCTGCAGTTACAGCGACAACAGTAGTAACAGTTACACCAGTAACTGCTGTTTACCGCACAATCGTTGCTGGTAAGCAAGCACTTGCTGAGGCAGTAGCACAAGAGCCAAATGTTGTAATCGGACCAGTTACTGACCGTTTGCTTCGTTTCCGACCAATCGGTTGGTACGGCGTACTTGGCTTCGCTCGTTACCGTGAGGCTGCTATGTACCGTATTGAATCTTCTTCTTCAATCCAGGCATAGTTAATTTGTAGTTGAGGGGGCGGGGCAACTCGCCCTCTCTCTACATCAACAAGGAGGAACAATGGCACAGTATTTATTCACAACACCATCAGTTGCAGAAACACCTGCAGGTTGGCACCGCCTCTTTGCCCGCTACTCAATTCACCGTGGCGTGACAGTAATGATGATTGACGGAACTTACTCCTCATATCGCTTCCCTTCACAAACAGAAACATTACAAGCCCAAGAGGTTTATATGGGTGGACATCAATATGTTATTGACGAAGCAACTAAGACTCGTCTAACAGATGCTTCTATTGGGGGAACTTATGGTGACTACATCACAGCAATATAATTGCTCAGTTGATGGACACATTGGCAAGATAGTAAAAGAAGGTTATGACCTAATAGATGGTCAAATGATTTTTAAGGTTGAGTTGTTTGGCTGCACCAAGTGCGATGCCACCTCACCAGAACCATGGTCAGACTGGGGCACAACAAAAGAAAACCCAGACCATATTGATTCAGAGTTTTGCTCATGCTTTGGTTGCAAGGCTCGCACTCTCCAATTATCCCCAGGAGATGCAGCAGGCAATAAGGCTATGTCAGGAAAGAAGTGGGATGCAGAGTTAAAACTCTACAAATCTGCTCGTGAACAAGGCATACAACCAGCAGGTACTTCTACCAAGCAGGTTCAAAAAGCAATAGATGATTCAAACAAAGTAGGCAAAGCCTACGATGCAAACACTAATAGTTTTAAGGGGTAATCATGACTGCCATCGTAGGTATTCAGGGAAAAGGCTGGGCGGTAATAGCAGCAGATTCCATGACTACCTATGATGACAAGCCTTACTATACAAAAAGTATTGACAAGGTAGTACGCAAGGGTGATTATGTATTTGCCTTCTCAGGCGATGCCATTGCTGGCAAC